AAAAAAATAACTATAAGGTTCTAAGATTTTGGGAATACGATATCAACAATAATTTAGAAAAATGTATAACAAGTATTAAAAATATTATATAACAAACTGTCTTACAAAGTTTTCAAATGCCTACAGAAACATATCGTTTCCCTAAGCTAACATCCGGTAATTCAGTTTATTATGTTGGTGAAGGTTCTAGCTCTCCAGAGTCTCTTATGAGTACTGGTACAGTAGAATTGGCAGCTAAAAAGTTGATGGTTGCTCTTGCAATCAGTGCAGAATTAGAAGAAGATTCAGTTCTTCCTATAGTTCCTGTTATCAGAGACGACATGGCCAAAGCTTTTGCTCTTGCTGAGGAAAATGTATTCATCAATGGTGATACAGATCACACAGCAACACAAACAGAAGCAGCTTGCGCTACCGATGCAGATTGGTATGCAAATGATCAAAGATTAGCCTTCAATGGTATCCTTGATTTCGCATGTGGTACAAACGTTGATGCTGGTTCTGGTGCGCTTTCGCTTGCAGATATTTCTACCGGTATTCAGAATCTTGATGTCTTCGGACGTGATAAGTCTGAATTATTGTTAGTAACTTCTCTTCGTGAGGAAAGTACATTAAGACAGTTATTAGGTATTAATTTATCTATAAATCAACTTGGTTTGACAGGTACAGCGTTACCTGGTGAGATTGGTAAAGTCTGGGGAATCCCGGTTGTAGCAACAAACTTGTTAGGAGTTAATTCTTCTACAAGTGTGTCTCAAGCAATCTTGATGAACAGAAACGCAGCTATCATTGGTGACAGACGTGTATTTACAATCAAAAGTTCTGATGAGGTTTTATTAAGAAGTGATCAATTATTGATCGTAGCTTCTGAAAGAATTGCATTCAGTGCACAATACTGTGAGAGTGTAGTTAAGATTGAAAACATATCGGGCTAAGATAAAAAGTCATGAGTTTATCGATGGTACTTGTAATACCGAGCCCGACCAAATCTTTTACAAGGAGAATGGTAATGGAAAATAAAAAAAGTTATATTCCGTGGAATAAAGGACTTACAAAAGAAACCGATCAAAGAGTAAAAAAGCAATCGGAAAAAATGAAAAAAGAAAAATCAAGTCCTTTTTGTAAGCTTTCAAAAAAAGTAATAATAAAAAGAGCAAAAAGTTTACGAAAAACATTAAATAAAAATCCCGAAAAAACAAAAAAAGATAGACAAAATGCTCAAAAAGCTTCTACTTTATCTCAAATAAAAAATGGAAAATATACAAGTGAAAGAGCTAGACCTGGAGGAATTGCTTCTTGTTTGGCTCAGAAAATAATTTCTAGTATTCATGAATTATTAGCAAAGACAATGAAAGAAAATAATTTATGGATTAATTTTGAGAACGAAGTTGCTTTTAAATATGGTGTTATAGATATTGCAGATGAAAAAAGAAAAATCGCAATATATGTTGATGGTGATTATTGGCATGGAAATCCAAAGACTCAAAAAAGTATTTCTGCTAATCAAAGAGAGAGACAAAGATTGGATAAATCACATACATCTTATTTAAAAAATAGAGATTGGGTAGTTTTAAGGTTTTGGGAATATGACATAAAAAACAATCTTAATACATGTATAAATGAAATCGCAGCTTCTATTCGTGAGAATAGTTGAAAAATCGAGAGAATTGCTGGAACATCTTTAGAGTCAGTCAAACTACAAAGTAGATTGAAAAATCAAACTTGAATGTTTAAAAATTGATTGAATTAGAAAATCAGCAGCCGAGCCTCTTTAAAATGAGGAAGGTTCAGAGACTATGTACTTGACATCTTGTTAAAAGATGATGATATAGTCCGAACTATAGAGAGATCTATAGAGATGGTACTAATAGTCCATCCCATAAGAAATTGTGAGTAACAAAATTGGATGCAGTAGTTGCTATTGACAACATAGCAGCATAAGACATAAGTAATTAAAAGACCGAGGGGATGCTAAATAAAATAGCATCCCCTTTACAAAAGAATAGCAAGGAGAAACAAAGTGATAGTAGTACCAAGCATAAATTTAGGATTAAATTTCAAGCCAGAAAATAAAAGTTATAGGTTTGTAAAAAATAAATCCATAGAAGTAACAGAATTGGTTTTTGAATATTTAGAAAAAAAATACCCAAATTCTTTTAAAAGAATTGTACCAATTGTAAATACAATAGAGAACACTGTTGATGATTATATTGCAATGGAAGATAGTGTTTCAGGCAATGCTTATATTGAGGCAGAAGATGATGTTTCAGATAATGCGTTGAACCAATTATTAGAAATAGAAGATAGAAATAAAAAAATTGATATAGAAGAAGTGATAATGGAAGCAATATCACAAAATATAATTGTAAAGCAAGGAACTAAATATAAGGTTGGTGAAAAAGATTGTAAAGGATTACCGAGTGTTAAAAAATATTTAGAAAAAAATAATGAAGCTTTTAATAAAATACTTGAAGGTTTAAAATAAACATGAAAATAGATTATGACTTTAATACAATTTATGAGAATCAATCAAACTACATTTTTGATGCTGATAAAATTACATTTACAGAAGACTATGTAACACTTACTGATTCTGCAGATACATCTATGCCCGTTGTCATTAATAATGAAGGTATAGATTTTACATTTTTAACGAGATTTATCGTATCAACAACAGAATATTCTTCTGGAAGTATCGTTAAATTTCAAATCAGTAATGACAATTATAATTGGTATTATTATAATTTAACATCTCAAGAATGGACAGATTCTTCTCTAACTACAACTGTATCGGGATCAAATCTTGTTAGTGAACTGACTCCAGAAGTTATGAATAATTTTCCTCTTGAAGTTGATTCTGGAAAATTTTATTTTAAAATGTATTTTATTTCTGATGGTGTATCTCAACCACCAACAGTTAGTAATTTAAATTTAGTCGGAGATAAATATTATACTTCCATAAGAAGAGTTAGAGAATTAATGCAATCTTTTGGACTAAGAGCCGTAGATCCATTAACCGGTGAATTTTGTGAAGATGAAGATTATCTTTCGGATACAAAATTAAAAGGCTGGATTCCTATAGCAGATTCTTATATAAATAGTAAAACATTTACGGATTTTTACTATCATAGAGATGTTACCGAATACTATGATGGAAATGGAAAAGATTCTTTAAGAACATATAATTTTCCAATAAAAAGTTTAACACATGTAATTATGTATAATCCAATGTTACAATCAATGAGAACATTTTTAGACACTGAATTAATTATTCATCCTGAATGGGGTGAAATATTTTTACCTCCAATCTATCCTGCATTTTTATCTGATACTCCAGCGAGATCAATGTTTGGAAACGTTTTTATAACAGGAAGAAGAAATATTGAAGTACAATATGATTGGGGAAATGATGAAACTCCTGAAGATATTTTAGCGGCAGCTTCAAAATATGTAGGTATACAAGTTATGTCCTCTTTTTGGGCAAACTTAATGAGAGGAATGGTCTCAAGATCATTTGATGGTTATAGCGAAAGTTTTGGACAAAAACCTTTTGCTGGCATTGTTGAAATGTGGCAAATAGAAGTAGATCTAATAATAACAAATAACAGAAAAGTATTTCCGAGATCAATATAATGGATAAATTTTTAAATAAAATATCAAAAAGTATTATTGAAAAGGACGAATATATAAATGAAGTTATTTCTAAGGCTTTTGGTCTGCCAAGAATGCCTTCATTAAAGCCAAAATCTCCAAAAGGTACTGCAGCTCCAGATAGCAAAAAACAGGTTGGAGATACAATAAGACGTGGTGGTAAAGAAGTAAGAATTACTGTAATTCATCCTGAGAAAAAAGGTTGGGGAAGATTTGAAACTGAATCTCTAGAGTCTGGAGAAGAAAAAATATCTACAAAAAAAGAAGGAGAATTACCTCAAAAAGAAAAAAAGACGGATTTGTCTTCTGAAGAAAAACAAGGTTTTAAAACAGCAATAGATAAACTTAAGGATAAAGTTACTGAAAAAATTCAAGAAAAATTAGGTAAAAAACCTAAGGTTGAAAGACAACCAACGGTAGAAAGATTAACACAGACTTTATCTACTCCGAAAGGTATAGAAGAATCAGAATCATTATATAACTTAAAATTATGGACTGCAGGAACAAATTATCTTCATGAATATGCTCAAAAATTAAAAGAAATTCCTGCTTCAGGACCCGCAGCGGAAAGAATGAAACAAGAATTAAATTCAATGATTGAAAATGTTTATTCTCAATTAGATGCTAAAAAAGCTGGCATAACTGGAAAAGCTCCAGGTGCAAGTTATGATGAAGCAAAGAATAGAATTAAAGAATTAGACAGTAAAATAATTCAAGGTCAGAGACTTACCGGGGATGAAGGCAAAGAATATGACAAGTTTGCAAAGCAAATAATGAAAGATGATGAAAGAACAAATGAAGTTTTGGCTTTACAAAATGAAAAATCTATACAAGAAGCTCGAGCCATAAAGCAAGAAGAAATAAAAAATAAATTAAATAAAGGTGAAAAACTTTATGGAACATTTGGAGAATATGAAGTTTCTCCGATTAGAACAACAAAGAAAGAAAAAGAAGAAGATATACAAACTTTCTTAGATATAAGATATAGCGGAATGAAAGGTAGCGATGTAAAGAAAAATAATAAACAAGTTGTTACATCTTTTACAAAATTAAATAATTTAGATAAAATAATAGATGATAAAATAACAACAAATTCAATAAAAGGTGAAGTTAAATTTCCATTTAATGTCAAAACAATAAAAAGTTTAGAAAAACATTTAAAATTGGCATATGGAAAAGACGCCGGAAGATATTTTTCTATAGATCGTGGTTCGCCGGGTGGCGAAACAATAATAAATGTAAAACGAGTTGCTGGAAATAATTGGGAAATAAAACCATTACCTTCAAAAAATCTTGGTGGATCTATCAACGATCTACAAAAAGAATATGATTTAGATGTAAAAAGTGGAAATCGTATACAATATAAATTTGAATTTACTCCAGGACAATTTATGTCTAATTCACCAAGTGATCCCGGTGGTGAAAATTTTGTAATTTATCAAGGTGATCAACGTTCAGGAAAAGGTGCTTCATTTGGTACAATGATGAATCAAGCATTAGGAAGCGCAGATGGAAATATTGTACAGTTTCATAATTTTGATCCTACTGGTGCTTATTGGAATGACATGAAAAATAGTGATCCAAAAATAATAGAAAAAATGGAAGCAAAAGGATTAATTGGGACAAATGGTGTAGCATCTGAAAGTTTAAAAAATATGGATTCAAAAACACAAGCTAAAGCTGTAGGTGATTATGTAAATCAATTCGTTGATTCTTATAATTCAGAATATGTAAAAAGAGATGCCCTAATGGGAGCTGCTCAAGTTGGTCATATTGGTAAAATAAAAGATCAGCAAATTCCACAGGCAGTATTTAATTTTGATGAAATTCAACAATTTGAAGATATGATTATAAATAATCCAGAAATAGAAGATGGAGATAGAAAGCAAATGTTACAAAAACTTGCTGGTGTTCTATCAACACAAAAAACAAATGGTAAAAAAAGAGGATTAACAGTAAATATTGGTGTACAACAAGGTTTTCACTCTGATGAATTAAAAAGAGTAACAAAATCTCCAAATAACACACTTGTTTCTTTAGATGGAAACGCAGAAATAAGTTCTTTTGGAAGAGTAAGAGGATTTCAAAATGCAATAAATACAGCAGCAATTGGAAGTGCTGTAACATTAACAACAGGAAAACCAGATCAATTACCAACGACACATTCACCAATATTACCAGGAGTAGGATCAGTTAGTGCTCTAAAAAGGAGATAATGAATGTCTTGTCCATCGATTAGAATTAAAAATATAGACTATGTTATTTGTCCTATTTGCAATAAAGAATTTAAGCAAATTACTTTAAAGCATATAGAATTACATAATTTATCAATTAAGCAATTTAAAAAAAT